ATGTCCAAGCCGAAGCCTCCGAGTGGCCTCGAATCCGCAGGCGCAGCGCTCTGGCGCGACGTCGTCGGCAAGTACGACCTCCGCGTCGACGAGCTGGCCGTCCTCGAGGCTGCCTGCAAGACCGCGGACATGATCGCCATCCTCGACAAGGAGTGGTCGGCGCTCGGGAAGCCGTTCCTGACGCGCGGCTCGATGGGCCAGGACGTGATCCATCCGTTGATCGGCGAGCGCCGGGCTCAGCAGTCCGCGCAGGCCGCCCTGTTCCGCCAGTTGAAGCTTCCCGACGAGGCCGGCGGTGCCGGCGAGTCGAACCAGCAGCGCTCTGCTGCTCAGTCGCGATGGGCTGCGGCTCATGGCGCTGGCGCGTAGCACTGGACCTGCGCTTCACCTCTCCCGCGAGGCCGAGTACCGCGAGATCGAGCAGTGGTACCGGGATCTCCTCGACCGCACGGCCCCGCCCGACGATCTGGTCTGGGAGCCGGTCAAGATCGGCCCGACGTGGCAGTACGACGGTGGATGGCTGCTCCCTGAGGCAACGCTCGGCTGGGGCTTTCTGTCATGGACCGGCGTCTGGCTGACTGGCCGCGGCGGTAAGCCGTGGGTCTGGACGCCCGAGCAGGCCCGGTTCCTGCTGCACTACTACTCGATCGACCAACTGGGCGACCCGCTGTTCCACACGGCGATGCTGCAGCGGCTCAAGGGCTGGGGCAAGGACCCGTTGGCGGCCGGTGTCTCGGCGGGCTCGCTGCATGCGCCGATCATCTTCGACCACTGGGAGGGCGACCGGCCCATTGGCCGGGATGACCCGGAGGCGTGGACCCAGATTCTCGCCGTCTCCCAGGACCAGACGAAGAACACGATGAAGCTGTTCCCGGCGCTGATCCCGGAGGCGACCCGCCGGCACTACGGCATCCAGATCGGCAAGCAGAACATCTGGTCGGACGGCGACCGGCGCCAGGTCGAGGCTGTGACCAACTCAGTTCTCGCGATCGAGGGCGGTCGTCCCCGGCAGATCATCCGCGCGGAGACTCAGAACTGGGTCGAGGCCAACGGCGGCCACGACATGGTCGGCGCGATCGAGGGCAATGCGGCCAAGGCCGAGATTGGCCAGCCGGCGCGCATCCTCGACATCTTCAACGCCTTCCGCCCGGGTCGCGACTCGGTCGCGGAGCGTGCTCGCGAGGCGTGGGAGTCAACGCAGGGCGAGGACGCGACACAGGTCGAGTACGGCGTCCTGTGGGACTCGCTCGAGGCTCCTCCCGAGGCTCCGCTGACGAAGGAAGCCGCGCCCGACGTGGTCCGCTCGATCGCTGGCGATGCGGTCTGGCTGGACACTCGCCCCAATGGCCGGATCGTGAAGTCGATCCTGAACCCGAACAACAGCCCCAGCGAGTCCCGGCGCAAGTGGTACAACCAGGTCGTCGGCACCGAGGACGCATGGGCAGATCCGCGCTGGGTCGACGCGGCTGTGAAGCTCGGCAAGGACATGCCGCCGTTGCAGCCGGGCGACCGGATCGTGATGTTCGGCGATGGGTCGAAGTCCGACGACGCGACCGGCCTGGTCGGCGTTCGGCTCTCGGATGGCTACGCGCAGACGCTCCACTACCAACTGCCCGGCAAGGACAGCCACGGCAAGCCGGAGCTGGTCGACAGGGCGGCACTGGACGCCGATGTCGAGCTCGCCTTCGACCTCTACAAGATCGTGGCGTTCTACTTCGACCCGTCGCACGCGAAGGCCGGCGACGGAGTCGAGGATGACCGGTTCTGGTGGCCGCTGGTCGACAAGTGGCATCAGAAGTACTCGCGCCGGCTGGATAAGAAGTTCTGGCCGGTGAAGTCGGGGCCGAAGACGCACTCGATCGCCTTCGACATGCTCACCACGCCCGCCCAGCAGGCTTTCCAGCCGGTCGTCTCGCAGGTCGCGGACGAACTCCGGGACGGTCTGCTGCCCCAGCATGCCGGAGCACCCCTCAAGCGGCACGTGAAGAACGCACGCCGTCGCGAGGGCCGGTTCGGCGTCACGATCGGCAAGGAGCACCGCTCCTCGTCGCGCAAGGTCGACCTGGCCGTCTGCTACGTCGGCGCTCACATGCTGCGGCGCATCGTCCGCATGTCCACGAAGCAAGGAACCCCTGGCCGCGGTCGGGTGATCGTTCTCGACTGACAGAGGAGGCAGCGTGTCTGAGTTCTCCTCGTTCTCGTTCCCGACACTGCCACTCCTCGGCCTATCGGATGACGAGAAGGCGCTGATCTCGCTGCTGCAGCGGCAGGCGATGCTCTGTCGGGCCGAGATGGAACTCGAGCAGGCGTACTACCTGGGCGAGCAGGTCGTGCAGAACTTGCGGATCGCGATCCCCAAGGAACTGGAGTTCCTGCGCACGATCGTCGGGTGGCCGGCGATGGCCGTCGACCCCTACGTAGAGCGCCTCCGCGTCGACGCGTTCCGCGTTTCGTCTGCCACGGACGGCGACCAGCACCTGATGGACCTGATGGACGCCAACGGCTTCGCGGCCGAGCAGCTCCTGGGCTTCACAGACGCGCTGTCGATGCGCCGGGCCTACTGGATGGCGGGCTCTCCGCTCGAGAAGGGCGGCGCGCCGCTCATCACGGTGGAGTCGCCGCTGAACATGACGGTGCAGTGGGACCTCCGCGGCTACACGCCGAAGGCCGCATGGCAGGAGTACTGGGCCGCCGGTCGACGTCATGCCGCCGTCGTGCTGCCGCGCCAGACGCTCCACATCGCGACCGACGACAACGGCCAGTGGGTCGTTGCCGACCGCGACATGCACGGGTTCGACTTCGTGCCCGTGGTGCGGATGGCGAACCGGGCGCGGACGAACGACCGCGACGGTCGCTCGGAGATCACCCCGGCGATCATGTCGATCACCGACGCGGCCTGCCGGACCCTGCTCGGCCTCGAGGTTGCCCGCGAGCTCTACTCGGTGCCCCAGCGCGCGGTCCTCGGTGCGGCCGAGGATGCCTTCCAGAAGGCGGACGGAACCCAGAAGACCGCTTGGGAGACCTACATCACGAAGATGCTGGCTCTCGAGCGGGACGAGAACGGCGACCTGCCCACGATCCACCAGTTCCAGACCTACGACCCGGCGACGTTCACAAAGCTCCTCGACTGGTACGCCTCGGCCATGGCCGGCATGGTGGCCGCCACTCCGCAGGATCTTGGCCTGTACACGCAGGGCAACCCCGCGTCGGCCGAGGCCGGCGCCGTGAGCGAGTCCCGCCGCGACCGTCGCGCGGCCAACATGCAGGACCAGTTTGGACCCGCGCTCGTCCGGGTCGCCCAGATGGCCCTGAGGTTCGAGAACAAGGGCGTCTTGCCGCCCGAGTACGAGCGGCTCGCGGTCGACTGGTCGCCGGTCACCATGCAGACCCCGGGCGTGACCTCCGACGCGATCACCAAGCAGATCGCCGCCCTGGCGGTGCCGGCCACGTCCGACGTGGTGCTCAAGAAGCTCGGCTACTCGGCCGTCGAGCGCGCCCGAATGGAGCAGGACCGCAAGCGCGAGGACGGCCGCCAGGTCGCCAGGGCGCTCGCTGCCTCCCTGACGCCGAGGAGCACCGGTGGCGACGCAGCCACAGCGGCCCCCGCAGGTCAGTGATGATCCAGAGGTCCAGCAGGACTATCTGGCCCAGTTGGCGCTCTCCGGGGCACTCGTGGCCGGTCTCGCCCAACTTTGGCCGTCATTCGACCCGAGGCGTCCTCGCCTGACGTTCCCCGACGTGCGCCGCGGAACCGCCGCACTGGTCGCAGAACTGTCGAGCGCGGCCGCCTCGCTCGCTGCGGATCACTTCGAGGCCATGCGCGACCAGGCGCAGGTTGTCCAGCCGTTCCGAGTCCCGATCATCGACCTGCCAGCGCAGCCCGCCATTGAGAACGAGCTCGACCGAGTCGCCGCGGAGATCCTCGACGGCATGTCGGACGACATCGAGGCGCTCCAGCGGGCGATTGAGGCCCAGATCGAGGGCTCGGCTCAGAAGATGATCGCCGACGCGGCCAGCGATGAGCTGTTGGCGGCCGTCGAGTCCGACCCGCAGGCCATCGGGTGGGCGCGAGTCACTCGCCCTGGCGCCTGCGCGTTCTGTCTGATGCTCGCCACTCGTGGCCCGGTCTACCGCAAGGAAGGGACCGCGAACTTTCGCGCGCACGCCCCGATCAACGGTCGTGGCGGAACCTGCCACTGCACTGCGGAGCCTCTGTGGCGCGGCAAGTACGAGCCGCCGGCCCACGTCCGCGAGGCGCAGGCGCTCTGGAAGACATCGACCAAGGGTCGCAGCGGCAAGGACGCGATCCGCGCATTCCGACGCGCACTCGAGGGCGGCAACCTCCGCGAGCGGCCCATCCCGATCCCGGCCGCTCCGGCGGTGTCGCAGCGTGACCAGTTCAACGCGCTCATGGGGCAGATCGACGCCCTCATGGCTCCAGTCTCCCGCTAGATGCGGGCCAGCAACACCCTTCCAACCCGCCCCAGGAGGGCCTTGTCATGCCCGATGCACCCGCACCCAACCCGAGCGCTCCCGAGTCGCCTGCTGCAGCGACGACTCCCCCCGCGCCCGCCGCTCCTGCCGAGCCCGCCAAGCCGGCAGAGCCCCCCGCCGCGTCAGCGAACCCGTGGGACGACCCGAAGGCCGCTCAGGCCGAGATCGAGCGTCTCCGTCGCGAGAACGGCGCCGCCAGGACCAACGCCAAGGCGCAGGCCGCCGAGGACGCGAAGAAGGAACTGGCCCAGCAGATCGGCAAGGCCCTCGGGCTCGTCGAGGACGATGCCGCCGACCCGGTCAAGCTGACCGAGAAGCTGACCGCATCCCAGACCGAAGCGCAGCGCGCGCGAGTCGAACTCGCCGTGTTCCGCGCGGCTGCAGCAGCCAACGGCGATCCCGCTGCGCTGCTGGACTCCCAGAGCTTCCTGGCGTCGCTCAAGGGCATTGACCCCAACGACGGTGTCGCCGTGCAGTCGGCCATCGCCAAGGCGGTTGAGGCCAACCCGCGCCTCGGACTGGTGTCTGAGGTCCGCCCGCCCGCCCCGAACCCCGCACAGGGGGCCGGCGCTGCGGGTGCCCCTGATGCCTCCGCGTTGATCGCGGCTGCACGCGCCAAGGGCGACTGGCAGACCGTCATCGCCCTCGAGAACCAGAAGCTTGCCTCGCAGCCGCGGGGCTGACCTAAGGAGTAACCCATGTCTGGAATCACCGGACTCGGCACCACCTACAACCTGCCCAACTACACGGGCATCCTGTTCCAGCTGACCCCCTCGGAGACCAAGTTCCTCTCCGCGATCGGCGGTCTCAACGGCGGCGGCCAGTCGACCTCCGTCGAGTTCGAGTGGGAGAAGTTCGACCTGCGCAACGCGGGCCAGAACGTCGCCCTCGAGGGCGCGGCCGCCCCCACGGCGCAGTCGCGCGTCCGGGCGAACGTGACCAACGTTGCCCAGATCCACCAGGAGACGCTGAGCGTGTCCTACACCAAGCTCGGTGCGGTCGGGCAGAAGTCGGGCACCAACAACGCCGCGCTCAACCCGGTCATGAACGAGCTGGACTGGCAGACCGCGCAGCGGCTCAAGGAGACCGTCCGGGACATCAACTACTCGTTCCTGAACGGGCAGTACCAGAAGCCGTCCGACAACACCACGGCCCGCAAGACCCGCGGCCTGCTCCAGGCGATCACCACGAACCTCCAGGCGAAGGCCACCTCGACGATCACCGGCCTGTCGGCGGCGACGGACACGATCACCGAGACCGCCACAGCCCTGGCGAACGGCGACAAGATCATCATCACCGCCGACTCGGTCCTCTCCTCGGACTCCCAGGTCGTGATCGGTCGCGTGTACTACGTGGTCAGCAAGGCGACCAACACGTTCAAGATCGCCACCACCTCGGGCGGCACCGGGATCACGGTCGGCTCCTCGACCATCTCCTACCGCAAGCCGTGGACGACCACGCTGACCAAGGCGCACGTCGACGGCCTGCTCGCGCAGGTCTACGACAACGGCGGCATCGCTGAGGGCTCCACCGCTGCTCTGCTGTGCAACTCGGCGCAGAAGCTGGCGCTGACCGCGGCCTACGTCACTGCGGGCAACTACCGCGAGCAGAGCCGAACTGTCGGCGGTGTCGACCTGACCACCATCGAGACCGACTTCGGCACGCTCAACGTGATGCTGGAGCGGCAGATGCCGCAGGACGTCCTGGCCGTCGTCTCCCTCGAGCAGTGCCAGCCGGTGTTCCTCGAGATCCCCGGCAAGGGCCACTTCTTCGCCGAGGATCTGCCGGTGGCCGGCGCGTCGTTCCAGCGCCAGATCTACGGCGAGGTCGGCCTCGCCTACGGCAACGAGATGGCCCACGGCCAGCTCACCGGCCTGGCTGTCTGATCCACCGAGCAGGAAGGGGGCGCCAGCATGTCCAACCCGGCAACCACTGCCGATCTGTCGGCGCGCTGGCGTCCCCTGACTGCCCAGGAGGCCACGAACGGGCAGACGTTCCTCGACGACGCGTGGCGGATGCTCAAGCGCAAGACGAAGGACATGAGTCCGTCCCTCGACACCCAGATCAGCACTGACGCCGACCTGCGCGCCGAGGTGGTCCGCGTCCTCGCCACTGCCGTCCTTCGGGTGATGAAGAACCCAGACGGCAAGCGGCAGGAGTCGATCGACGACTACTCATGGCAACGCGACCAGTCGATCTCGGCCGGCCTGCTCTACATCTCCGATGAGGAGTTGGCCGACATCACTCCCGGCGCGACGATCTCGGGCCGGGCGTACACCATCGACGCGCTCGCCGACTATGCAGCAAGGCTCGCGGAGTGAGCTCGGCGTCCGCCATCGCGGCCGGCCGCATGGCTGCCGAAGCGGAGTTCGTCGACACCTTCGCGGCCTACTCCCCCGCCGGCACCACGACCGACGCCAACGGCTACGAGGTCCCCGCGTTCACCGCGCAGGGCTCGACGCCCGGCAAGATCCAGTCCCGCGCCCGCCAGGGTGACACGCAGACCCGCACCGTCCGCGTGGGCGACGTCGACCGCCCAGTCCTTGAGGGCGGCCTGCACATCTCGATCAGCGCGCCAGTCCCGACGATCGGCTGGGAGTACGTCCAGACCGCAGTAGGCGCCGGCTCGGACCCCGCGCTACTGAACCGGCGCTACCGCGTGGTCGAAGTGCCAGCCAAGACGTTCGCGACCGCTCGGCGCCTCGACGTGGTGATGGTCTCGTGACCCGGATCAGCCTCCGCGGCGACATGTCGGACCTGATCGACGACCTGAAGACGATCAAGCGCGAGGCGCGCCCGAAGATGCGCAACGTCGTGCGCGAGGGCGTCAAGGCGGGAACGCAGGTCGCGAAGGACAACGCCCAGCGCTCTGCTGGCCGTCACGGCAAGTGGTACCCGAAGGCGATCACGGGCGAGATGAACGCGAGCCTATTCGGCGCTGCCGGTCTGATCGCCGGCGAGTACGGCCCAGAGCGCGGTCGGATGCAGGGCGAGATGTCGTTCGAGTTCGGCTCGCGCAACCAGAAGCCCCACCTCGACCTGGCGCGCTCGGCCGACCTGATCGGCCCATCGCTCGCGCAGGAAGCCCGCCAGTTGCTCGACGATCTGTTCTGGCCCGGTGCGAAGTGAGCACCGCCCAGGGCATCGCGACCGCCGTCCTGGCGAAGCTGAACACGGCCATTGCTCCGAAGGTCGCCTACGAGCTCGACAAGGCGCCGACGTCCGGCGCCGACTTCGCGGAGATCACGCTCTCTCGCCGCTTCGGTGGCAACGAGCGCGGCGGTCGCCTCTCGCCTTCGTCGTGGCGGCTCACGGTCCGCGCGGTCGGCTCGACGCTCGCCAACGCCCGCCTGCTGCACGAGAACGCGCAGGCGATCGAGGGATTCGTCCTGACGGTCGGCTCTGAGACATCCACGCCGGTCCTGTTCGAGACCGAGGAGCCCATCGGACTCGACGAGGCGCAGCGCCTCTACTGGACCGGCCTGCGGTCCTTCACGTTCAGCTTCTAGTCGCGACCCTCGGATTCGAACCAAGGAACAACCCGCCGCCGGGTGCTGCGGGGTGGTCTGCCTGTTGCCAACTCAGTCGCGCGCTCGCCCCTGATCTTACCGGCACAGCCCCGCCAATCGCGGGGCTTCCTGCATTCCGAGGAGACCTGATGCCCGAGTTCGTCCGCGCCAAGTGCGTCACCAGCGGCCACGAGAAGTCCATCCCCGCGTCCTGGCTCGAGTCCGAGCCCGAGGCATGGGAGGCGGTCGAGAAGCCCGCCGTACACACGGACGGCTCGCCGCTGCCGGACAAGCACCACAAAGACCTGTCGAGCCTGTCGAAGCCCACCACCCGAGGCCGCACGGCCGACCCTGAGAAGGAGTAACCGCCATGACGGCACCCACCCGGCCGGCCTCGACAAAGGCTTTCGGCACCGAGAAGTTCTCGTTCGTCCCGACCATTGCGACGATCACCGCGCCTTCGCTGGCGACCGAGATCAACGCCGCCGGCTCGCTCGACGTGTCCTGCTACCTGTTCGACTCGACCGACCGGCCGACCCAGAACACCAACCGGATCACCCGTGAGCGCCGGGTCTGCGACACCGTGCAGTACGAGCAGATCGGCATCACGCAGATGCAGGGCGGCAACCTGATGTACGCCCTTGACCCGCAGGCCGCCGCCGGCTCGACCGGCAAGAAGGCCTGGGAGAAGTTCGTTGCCGGTGCGACTGGCTTCCTCGTGCGTCGCGCGGGTCTCGACGTGAACACCGACTACGCGGCCGGCCAGTTCGTCGACGTGATCCCGATCGAGGTCGGTCCGCACTTCGACGTGAAGGTCGGCGACGGCGAGAGCGCCGAGTGGGCGGGCACCAACGCCTTCGCCATCACGGGTCCGATCGCCACCAACGTCGCGATCGTCACCTGACAAGCCACCGGAGCGGGCGGGTTCGACAGCCGCCCGCTTCGGTGCTCAGTCCTGTCGAGCCTGTCGAATCTGTCGGAGGTACATGCATGTCCAGCCCCACCCTTTCCCCGCGCACGGCGCGGATCCCGCTCTACCAGGGCGACGACCTCGAGCGGATCGAGTCGTTGCGTGCCGACGTCGCGCGCGCCAAGCTCGCGGCCACTGGCCCGGCCCGCGTTGGCGACACTTCCTCTGCGGTGGCTGCCGCGCAGGTCGCTCTCATGGCCGCATGTGAGGAAGCCGAGCCGCGGGCGGTGGTCGTGGTCGTCAAGGCGCTTCCCCGTCGCAAGTTCCGCGCCATGGTCGCAGCACATCCGGCGCGCGATGGCGAAAGGGAAGACGACGCACTGGGCGTCGATGCAGATGCGTTCCCCGAAACTCTGTTGAGTTTCGTGGATGACATGGATGCGTCTGTGCGCACCATTGTCGCGCCCGAGTTCGCCAATCGGGCCGCCATCGAGGCGTTCCTCGACAGCCTCTCGGACGCCGACTTTAACCGGCTGTTCCGCGCGGCTTTCGTTCTCAACCGGGTTCCGGCCGACGACCCAAAAGACTTGCTCGCCTACGAGCAGATCTCGGAGAGCGACGAGACGCTGAGCTAGCCCAGACCTACGGCGTTCCCCTGGCCACGTTCCTGGGTGCGCCGACGATCGAGCGGCACGAGCACTACGACACGGCGGGCGAGTTGACCGGCGTGACGATCGTCCGCAAGGACTCGCCGTGGGATGAGGACTCCCGCGAGACCGCCTATGCGCTGTGGATCGACGAGCGGGAGCGCTGCCCGGACTGCGGACAGCCGCGGGACATGTGTTCAGACCCGGACGTCGACTACTTCGCCCAAAAGACGATCTGCTGGGCGACCGCTGCCCGCAAGGTGAACCTTCGCCGCTGGGAGAAGAAGACCGAGGATGCGCGACCGGATGCAGCGGGCTACCTGCCTGATGACGGCGTGACGATCTGGGTTTCGCGGCAGGACATCGATCCCGACAACGACTTCCTTGCGCCCGCTGTCTTCCAGCCCGGCAATCCACGCACGCAGACCGAAGGCGGTGACTGAGTGGGCACTCGTCGCGAACGCGTGGTCTTGGAGCTCGAGGACGACTTCACGGCAAAGCTCGCCCGTGCAGCCGCCGCCGCCGAGGCTTTCCAGCGGAGCATGGGCAAGACGCGCACCGAGTCTGACCGCACCTCGGCGTCGCTGAGCAAGGCCGACCGGGACACCCAAAAGTTCTCGGCCACCGTCACGCGCTCGACCCGCGAACTGGACTCCTACTCGGGTCGCCTCGGGCTGGTGGCGTCGGCGATCGGTGCGCTCGGTCCCGCCGCGGTCCCGATCACCGCCGTTGCGATCCCGGCCGTGGCTGGGCTGGCGCAGTCGTTCGGTTTCGCGGCCGCGGCTGGCGGGACGGCGATCCTTGCGTTCCAGGGCGTCGGCGACGCGCTTACGGCGTTGAGCAAGGCGCAGCTGGACCCGACGACCGCGAACCTCGCGAAGGCCAAGGAGGCACTCGAGAGGCTGTCGCCGGCCGCGCAGGATCTGGTTCTCAAGATCCGCTCCATGTCGGGCGAGCTCAAGAAGCTGCGCGACGCGGCGGGCGAGGGCATCCTGCCCGGTGCCAGCGAGGCTCTGGATGAACTCGAGAACCGGCTGCCGATCGTCGAGCGCATCTTGCGCCAGGTCAGCCTGGGCGCAGGCGAGGCGCTGGCCGACGCGGGCCAGTCGCTGGCCGGTCCCGAGTGGGACAAGTTCTTCAACTTCATCGCCCGCGAGGCGCGGCCCGAGTTGGAGAAGTTCGCGAAGACGGTCGGCAACCTGGCTCACGGCTTCGCGGAGCTGTGGGTGGCTTTCGGGCCGCTGAACTCGTCGTTCTCGTCGTTCCTGCTCCAGTCCGCCCGCTCGTTCGACGACTGGGCAACAGGTCTGTCCAAGACGCAGGGCTTCCACGACTTCGTTGCCTACATCCGCGAGGCTGGCCCGCAAGTCGGCGCGGCTCTGGCGGCGATCGGCAATGCGCTGGTCCAGATTGTCGAGGCCGCGGCTCCGATCGGTGGCCCGGTCCTCCAGTCGCTGACGGCCGTCGCCAGCGCCATCGCCACCATTGCCGACTCTCCCCTCGGTACGCCGATCTTTGGTGCCATCGCGGCATTCTCGGCGCTCAACCTCGTGATGAAGGCATGGGGCGGCATCGCGAGCCTCGAGTCGAGCAAGTTCGTCGGCGGCCAGATCGCGGCCGCGAAGGCGATCGGCACCACCACGCGCGAGATGGTCAACCTCAATGCGGTGACCGCCAAGAACGCCACCGCCACGGCCGGGCTGCTCGCGGGCAATCAGCGGATCGGATCGAGCCTCAAGACCCTTGCGGGCGGCGCGGCCGTGATGGGTGGCCTCGCGCTCGCGTCGACCGGGGCAGCGGATAAGGTCGGCCTGACTCACACCCAGTGGCTTGCTCTCGGCGGCGCCATGCTCGGCCCATTGGGCGCGGCAGTCGGTGCCGGCGCGGGCCTCCTGTGGGACGTCGCAGACTCCGGCGACGCGGCCGCCGACTCGCTGGCGAAGGTCAAGGACGCACTGTCGGCCGGCGACTTCGGCGCGATCAACGCTGGCCTCTCGCAAGCGACTGCTGCACTCGAGAAGCAGAGGAACAGCGTCAGCGGCTACATCAAGCTCGTCGCCCAAGGCATCGACCTGACCTCGAATGGCGGGCTGCAACTCGACAATACCGACCTTGGACGCCAACTCGCGGAGCGGAATGCGCTCGAGCAGGCGTCCGGCGACCTGCAGCTCGGCGTGCAGACGGTCGGGCAGTTCAACGGCATCGGCAAGTCCGGCGCCGTGACCAGCCTCGAGGATCTGCAGCGAGTGATCCAGAAGGTCAAGCCCGCCATGGACGGCCTCGGCATCAGCATGGACGACCTCGCGCAGGGTGCCCGTGACGGCTCGATCGTCCAGATGGGCAAGGACATCAACGCCTGGCTGGCTGACCCGCTGAACCGGGCGAAGATGTCGGCCGAAGAGTTCAAGGTCGCGATCGACAACGTCTACGCCGCGCTGTCCAAGCGTGCGAGCATGCGCGACTTCGAGGCTGCTATCGATGCGGCGACCAAGAGCCTCAAGGAGAACGGCCGCAACCTCGACATCGGCACCGAGAAGGGGCGCAACAACCAGGCCGCGCTCGACAACATCGCGAACACCGCGCTCAAGGTGGCCGAGGGCCTCCAGGGCATGAACCGGGTTCGCGTGCTCGAGCGGGCGCGTCAGGAGTTCATCGACACCGCCGTGAAGATGGGCATGGACATCGACAAGGCGCGCGACCTCGCCGCCCATCTGATTCAGGTCGGCAAGATCAAGGTCAAGCCAGAGGTCTCGGTCGAAACGAGTCGTGCCCTCGCCGAGATCGCCCGCGTGAGGGCGTACCTCGACGGCCTGCACAGCAAGTCGGTGGAGGTCCAGGTGACCCAGGCGGTGACCCGGCGTCTTATCGAGCAGACCGGGCTGCCGAAGGCGGACGGCGGGTACATCTCCGGACCGGGTGGCCCGCGCGACGACCAGATCCCGGCATGGCTGTCCAACGGCGAGTTCGTCGTCAATGCTGCGGCGACGGCGGCGAACCGTGGGCTGCTGGAGCGGATCAACGCGCAGAAGTTCGCTGACGGTGGCTATGCGTCGCGCGACCTCGACACGATGCGCTACCAGTCGCGCCAGGGTCACCACTCGACCACGAACAAGATGACGGTCAGTCTCGGCGACCTTCGCGTCGTCGGCACGCTGCAGACGCCGTGGGGTCCTGCGCAGGTCGAAGGCATCGCCCGCGCTGCCGCGCGCGATGAAGTCAACGACTCTGCAGCGCTCGACCGCACCCATGCAGGCATGTTCCGGGGAGGGATTCGCGGATGAGCAAGGCGATCGTGCGTTCCGGCCTGGACGCGTTCGTGCTGTCGACATACCCGAACGCCAACTACGCCTCCGCAACACGGCTGCGCGTGAAGTCCGGCGAGGCCGAGGGGTTCGTGTTCTTCAAGAGCCCGGTCCCGCGGAACTCGACGGTCACGAGCGCCAAGCTGCGGCTGTGGAATGCGGCCGCGCAGACGGGCTCGGTGACCGTGTCGGCGCAGCGCGTGGCGGCGTCGTGGAAGGTGCGCCGGCTGACGTGGAACAACAAGCCTGGCGTCGTCGGCTCGGCGGCGTCGGCGACCCTGACGAGCCCGGCCGTTGGTGACTACTTCGAGATCGACCTGACGTCGCAGTTCCAGACGATCGCGAACGGTGCGGCCAACTACGGCCTCAAGATCACCACGTCGTTCACGACCCTGCTGCGCCTGTACTCGCTGAACGCCGCAGTCAACAAGCCGGTGCTGGTGGTCGAGTGGACCGACCAGCCGGACACGCCCACGATGCTGCGCCCTTACGGCGCCCTCGCGGTCGCCACCGACAAGCCGATCCTGCGGTTCTCCTACTCGGACCCGGGCGGCGATGACGCGCTGGACGCGGTGCAGGTCCAGATCGACGCGGGCAACAACTTCGTCAGCGACATCGACTTCGATTCGGGCTGGGTCACCACGACCGACCCCGAGCTCGACCTGTCGACCACCGCCTACGCCGGCCTGGCGGACGGTGCTACGACCTACTGGCGCGTGCGGGTCCGCGATGAGGCCGGCGGGATCTCCGACTGGTCCGACGTCGCCAGCTTCAAGCGCGACGACAAGGGCACGTTGACCCTGACGAACCCTGCCGCCAGCCCGAATAACTTCGTTGACGAGTTCACCCCGCCGATCTCGTGGACATTCACCGGGGAGACCCAGAAGTCCTACCAGGTGCGGATCGCCCGGTCGACCCACCCGAACACGTGGATCTACGACTCGGGCCGCGTCGTCTCGACGAGCACCACGCACACGCTGCCGTTCAAGTGGCACGGCCACCGGGTGCTCCGCGACGACCTGTCATACATCGTCAACCTGCGCGTCTGGGACACCAAGGACCGGGTGCAGACTCCGACCGTCCCCGTGTACCAGTTGGCGTCGCGTTCGTTCTCGGTCCAGTACGACAACACCCTGACCCCGATCACGTCGTTCACGGCGACCCAGCCCACCGAGGCGCCGTGGGTGCGCCTGCAGTGGAACCGCGCCACGATGCCGGACCAGTGGGTCATCGTCCGCGACGGCGAGATCATCGAGAAGTACGACACCGCCGCAGACCTGCTCGTCTCGGGCACCACGTACAGGTACACCGACTACACCGCGCGGCCGTTCGTCGCGCACACGTACAAGGTCCGCGCCGTCGACATCGTGACCAGCGTCCGCAAGATGGCCGCCGACTCGCCAACCGCCGTACTGACGCCGACCTGTCCCGGGTTCTGGCTCATCGACCCCGACCGGCCGTCGCTCGAGGTCAACATCGGCGGCTCAGACACGACGCAGATCGAGTACGGCGAGGATTCGGCGCTGTTCACGCCGATCGGCGCGGACTCTCCGACGCGGATCGTGTCGAGCCTGCGCGGGCTCGAGGGCCTCATCAATGGCCCGATCGAGGACACGGCCGTGCACACGTGGGACGTGCACAAGGCGAACTTGTTGGCGCTCAAGGCGACCCCGGCGCAGACGTACCGGCTCGCGTTCGGTGACGAGAACATTCCGGTGACGATCAGCCACGTGAAGGCTGTCGTGTCCCCGGATGCGTTGCCGACGCTGAACCACATGCGGCTCCAGGGGTCGTTCGTCTTTGAGCAGAACGGCGAACTCCCCTTTGATGCGGAGCTCTGATGCGTGACGTCGGGCTGACCGGGGCCAATTACCGGCTGTTCCTCGACGCGCTCGCGGATCCGCACAGCATCCGCGTCGACGTCGCGGTCCTGAATCTCGACGGCGACGAGCTGTCGCGGATCAGTCCGCAGATCATCGACGGCCAGGTCGACGTTGACGCCGATGGTGACGTGAGCCGGGTCCTGACTGCCACGCTGCTGGATCCGTCGCACTCGCTGCAGATCGACTCCGAGTCACCCGACGACGGCGCGCTGTACGCCGACCGGATGTTGCAGGTCGTCTACTCGGTGCTCGTCCCGGCGCTCAATGACCGGGTCGACGTGGAGGTGTTCACTGGGCCGGTCGTTGCCTTCGAGCGCACCGGGGCACAGGTTCAACTAACCGCGCACGGCAAGGAAGAACTGGCGCTCGGCTGGATCTGGCGGCCGCTGAACATCAAGGCCAAGGCGCGGAAGACCGACGCGATCCGCAAGATCATGTCGGCCGGCGCCGGCGAGACGCGGTTCGACATCCCCGACCTGGCGACCCGGATCCCGAAGGGCATCTCGCTCGGTCGTGCTGCCCAGCCATGGCCCCGCTGTCGCGCGATCGCCCGGTCACTCAACCGCCAGTTGTACTACGACGGTGCCGGCGTGTGCCGTCTGCGCATCCGCCCACGCCGCCCGGTGGCGACGTTCCGTTCGGGCGACCCGCGGCGCGCGAACATCACCAGCCCCGTGACGGTCTCGCACGACTTCACCGAGCTCAAGAACACGGTTTGGTTCCGCGGTGGGAAGCCGAAGGGCCAGAAGAAGGCCGTCGAGTACGCCGCGGTCGCGCCCAAGGGCCACCCGCTCTCGCCGATCCGACTGGGCCGCACCAATGCTGACGGCGACAACGTCCCGCGCTACCTCGTGCACGAGGCGTCGAACGACCACGTCCGCTCGAAGGCCGAGGCCAAGAAGCGGGCTCAGGCGCTGCTGGACGACATGCTGGTCGAGGTGCTGGGCGTCCAGTTCACTGCGGTTCCGTTCCCGCACCTGGACCCGCTCGACGTGGTCCGCGTGGAGACCGACGACTTCGCCGCGAACGTCCGCATCCGGCAGTTCTCCCTGCCCCTGGCGCTCTCCGATGGCACGGGAATGACGGTCGGCTACATTGACCGCGTCTCCCGGCCTGCGAAGCACCGCATCCGCCCGAGCCGTAGGAGGCGTGTCGCGTGA